ATTTGTTTTAGGAAAATGATTTCTATAAAACGCTATGGTTTTACCACTTTTGTCAGAGTGTAACCATTCACCATATCTATCAATTTCAATTTCACCCTTTTGTGAATGTTTAAATCTAGGATACATGCCACCAGCTGTTTTTTTCCAATCTGGATATGGTTTAAAATCTTTATCTGAGTGTCCTTCAGTAAATTGCTGTCTTACTTGTTCTAAAGCCTCTCTCATTGTTTGTCTATATCTACTCATTTTTTCTCCTATAACGCAGAGTGAATTGCGTCCCAATTTTTAATTTTTCTTTTCAAATCATTCATTAATGTTTTTTCTAATCTTTGTCTAATTTGTATAGCATCATTTCCAATAATTGAACCATAAGTATTGTGTATTGTTTCTAATGCTTTGTAAGCATCTGCTAATTTTTTATCTCTTAAAATTTCAGCAGCGATATATCTTCTAGTTTCAAAGTGGTCGTTTCTAGCTGTCTTCGCTCTAATATATTGTAAATTAGTTTTACTAGCTTCCGCTTCTTGTAAGTCTAATCTTAATTCTTTTAATGTTTTTTTAGTCATTAGTTATTTACCTTTGCTCCCGCTCTCCATTGATAACACGACCAATATCTGGCCTTAGTTTTTGGTCCTGGATTATCACAATTGTGTCTTGCTCTAAAAGATTTTCTTCGAGCTGGGTCATCTCTCTTAATACTTAATCCAGTTGTATCACCAAATGATACTTTCTTTACCTTATCACCGTCTTTTACATATACATAGAACTTTTTACTACCACCTCTTATCGGGTCGTTTAATTTTACTTTTTTACCTTGATATTCTGCTTCGTAAATACCTTCAGCTTCGTGTTCAAAGATACATTCTTCACATGATTCATCAAGTTTTTCGTACTCTTTAAAAGTTTTCATTATAGTTTTTCCATCATTCTTTTCACAACTTCGTCTAATTTAGAACGCCAGTCATCTTTGTATCTTTCTCTATATTTATCCATTGTGGAATCCGAGATTGCCCATTCTTCTATATCTTTTTTCTTAACTTCTATATCAGTAGTTTCTGGTCTTGTTACCACTTTTTTATTGTTTTCTTTAGTATTACTTGGTACATAACTTCCACCTTGATAATTAGGGTCATACCCGTCTTGTCCTGGTGTCAATGATACAGCGTGTTTCGCATAATCATGTCCTATATCGTATGCTTCTGGCACACAATTAGGTACTTTTTTTCCATTTTTATCTTTCATACCTACTTGTTTATATCCTTTCCAACAAGCATCTTGTAAATCTTTTCTTAACTCACCAAACATCTTCTTATATTTTTGTGTGTGTTTAGATGGTTTAGTCTTGGCATCTTTGTCTCCTGGCGCTGGTTTATAATCATCTTCATCATCACTTTTCTTATACTTTTGTTTTTTAAAGTAATCAGCTCTCTTTTCTTTCTCACCCTTTGATAAATCTTTGTAATATTTTTTAGGTTGAGTTCCAGGTTTTTTACTCACTGTTTTATCTTGTGGAGTTTTATCTTCTTCGATATTTGATACCGCCTTAAATCCATAATCTACATCAAGGTTGTATTCTCGCACTTCGACTTCTCTGTCTGCTGCGATCGGAATACAGTCCCATATCCATGCTTTGTGTAAATTGTTATTATTATCTTCGAGTACAACATAATTTGTACCTCGTCTTTTTACTGTTCCTTGTATGTCTTCTTTGACATAATCTACCTTGTCGTTGATGTTAAAGATCATTTCTCTAACATACAAATCTCTTATTTGGTTTTGTTCAAACTCTTTTAATGATACTATTGGTTTCTCTGGTGCTGAGTGTATCATACCACCATATGAAGCAGCTAAGTTCATTCCTTTTCTAACCATCTTTATTAGTTGTGGTACTTTTCTGTAACCAGATGGAACCCCTTTTGAAAAAGATTTCTCATCACCTTTTTCAGCTGCCGCTCTCATCTTACTTGCTGACATTCCAGTAGCGCCTTCAGCATCTGGATCTCTTTCCCCAGCAGATACAACTTTAATACTATCAAAGTTATAGTACCCATGACGTGATTTAACATCATTGTATTTTTTTAGTATACCTTCAAACTCTCTTACTCTATCACTACCAACTACCATAATTACATCTGAGTAACCTTTGTTGTGTAAATTAGTTGCTAAATCTAAAACCATATTAGTTGGATTTAGTTCTATGTTTCTAGCGTGTGTAGGAAACATATCTTTCATAACATTTAATTTATCTCTTGGACTTAATGGATTCTTTTTACTATCTTGCGATCTACTTAAATAAATTTTATAATCATTTGTTGGTAATGATTTAACTTTGTTAATAAGTTTTTCGTGTCCGATTGTTGGTGGATTAAATCGACCAAATGTAAATGCAACTGACTTACCTTTTGCTTCATGTATTTCTAAATCTTGTACTTCTTTATCTGTTACAATACCATCTTCTAAAATCTTTTTACATTTCTTATAGAATTTTAGATAGTGATATTTTTCTAACATCTTATAGATAACATTTTTAGGTAATCTATTTTTGACACCATAAGTTCTAATTTCATCTGGCGACATATCTTTATTAAATGCTGCTCGTCTTTCATCATCAACGCCATCGCCAATTTTTACTATGTCTTCTAAACTATCTTCTATTTCTTCTAACTTATCTTTAATCTTTTCTTGTAGATTTAAAATATCATTTGGTTGTAAATCTTTTAATTCGTTGTAATCTATTATATCTCTTTTAAGTTCACCTTTAACAACATCTAACTCTTGTACTTTTCTTTCAAAGTCTTTTACATATAAATCAGGATCAAAAACAAAATCATCTGGTCGTTTAATAAACTTATTTTTTTCTATATCAAACACAGCATCTGCTTTCTTATTTTGATCGTCATAAGTTTCCTGATCAGTAATGAAGTAATAATTAATTGGGTGTTTAGTTCCTGGTATTAATTTACCTTGTATGTTTTTTGGATTTTTTGCTGACAAGTATTTAAGAGAAAGATCAACTCTTTCTTGTTCTTGTTTTTCTTTTGGTACATCAAATAATACATTGATGTCTAAATCAGCATCATTTCTATATCTCTTTGTTAATATAGAACCAATCAATGCTATTTTGATAACAGGATATTCTTTAAACTCTTTAACTTGATCGTTAATTTGTTTTAGAACACTCTCTTTAATTTTAGGATTTTTAGTATCAGCATCATCAAACACAGCCGGAGCATATGTTCTTCTTGGTATATCAATGATACTTTCGTTTACAAAATCTTTAAATCTCATCTTTTTTTTAACTCTAATTCTTTCTTTATCCAGCTCATGGCTATACCATTTTCTGGTTTAGTTGTTAATCTACTTCTAATAAATTTAGAAGCTTGATTTAATACCATAGTTACTAATTCTTTCTCACTTCTATTATTATCTAAAATTATCATTTTGTTAGGACTGAACACTCTTTGAAATGAACCTATATTTGCTTGAACACCGTTCCAACTATTCTTAACAATATATTCAGGTACTTGTCTTGGTCTATTTTTATTTCTTTCTAAAGCAACATCTAAACTTGTATTTACAAATACCATATAACAATCATAACCCACTGCTTTTAATAAAGAAACTTGACTTTGAATTGTACTCAAATCTCTTCCTGTGGCGTCAATTACTAATCCCAATCTTCCTTGTATATACTGATCTAATCTATTACTAGTAGTTGTTTTAGCTCTTTGTCTAATAATATTTCTAAAGTATTCTTCTTCGTCTGGCATTTTAATTGAAAGATTAGATTTTTTTAAACCTCTTTCAAATGCTTGATCTGAATTTACTACTTTTAAACCTGTACCAGCAAATGCTTTTTGTGTTACAAATGTTTTACCAGAACCAGGACCACCAGCTAAAAAGAACGCTTTAAATATACCAGGGTCATAAACACCTTCATTCAAATATTGTCTAAACTCATTCAAAGTTTTACCCTTTAATCTATTTATTATTTTCTTCGCAATATCTTTTGGTTCGCCACCTTCTGCTTTGACTTCTACGAAACCAGGTTTGTTTCTATAATACTCTACAACAGGACCTGTTTCTTTTTTATATAACTCAATTCTATTTTTGATAATCTCTGGTTTGTCATCTGCTCGTCCTCTTTTAGTTAATCTTCTAATTACTTCTTCTGGACTTACATTTAGATAAACAATTTTATCTATTTTGATACCCTCTTTTTCTAAATCTTTTACTTGTTGCATATATCTTGGATAACCATCAAATACAAAACCTTTATCTGCTTTAGCTACGGCGTCTTTTACAAGTTTTAAAACTATATCATTTGGAGCAAAACCACCTTTACCTAAATTAGATAAACGTTTAGCAATCTCGCCACCTTTTTCTTTTTCTTTTCTTAATAGTTCACCAGGATAGATATGATCTATACCAAACTCTTTTGTTATAAATTCAGCGTAAGTTGATTTACCTGAACCTGGACCTCCTATTAAAATAATATTCATTAACTACCTGTGTACATTGTTCGTGGAACATCTACTAAAATACCCTCACCAAATACATTCATTTCGTGTGTGCCCGAGTTAGTTCTTAGCTGAAATTGTATATCTGTTTTTTCTGAATACTTAAATGGTATTCGTCTTTGTACATTCATATTACTATAAAATGTTGTTCTTGCCACAGTATATTGTTGTCCTGTAGATGATTGACTAAAGTTTCTAAAAAGACCTGGTTGTGCTGACACACCATCATTTGAAAATGCGTCAATACGATATAAGTAAAACTCTTTATCTGCTGGCACAGTATAGATACTTGCCTGATTTCTACCATCACCTGCTCTAATACCAGCATACTTCACAGTTTTACCTGTGTTTTGAATTGTAATTAATCCTACATTGGTTGTACCTGAAGTAAGTATTACATCATTAATTCTAAAGAAAGGTTTGTTTGTGTTTATATCACCACCACCATTGATAGTTACTATATCTGATATTTCAGCATAGTTGGCATCTAATCCTTGTATTAATAAAGTTTTACCATCGTCACTAGCACTCGCTGATGTTATTGTCATTGTAATTGCTGAAACAGGATATGTGTATGCTGAAACAAACTCCCAAGCAGGTATAAATGATGTTGTAATTGCTGTATTATAACCAAAAATATTTCTTACCGTAGCACCTCTAATCAGGCCTCTACTGACTTGTATATCTTGTTCGTGTAAAAATCCTTGACTTGCCATTAGTTCCAACCTTTCGGCATAGTAAAGTTCGCTCTACTAAATTCCATTCTATCTACTAACTTCACAGCGCCAGCAACTCTATCAACTGCAACAAATCCTTCTGGTGCTGTTACTCGATAACCATTTGAAGTTTTTAGAAAGTGACCTATACTTTGTATCTCACTCATCTTACTTACTAAAAAGTTTTTAGCGTTTTGTAATGTTACGTGTGAAGCGATAGCCATTGTTAATGGATTTTTGTTTCTATCAATATAAGTTAAATTCTTTTTTAATATATCTTTATATTTTTGTTTACCAGTAGGTGTCTTTCTACTATCTATTTCTGCTTGTAAAACATTCATATAATAATCTCTAAACATATCTACTAGATTTCTAACTTTCGCCATATGACCTTGTGTGTTTCTTATATAATGATTAAAGAAAGTTTTTAATCTAAACCCTACACTTAAACCGTCAGATGATGATTTACTCATCTCATCTAACATTGGACCTGCTTTTGATAAAGAACCTTCTGCCATTCTTAACTTCGCATTAAATTGTGTAAGTTCATTTCTTGTTAACTTCGCAGAACCAGATACATCTTTATAACCTGCACTTGCTAGAAATACGTTTCTTGCTGATCCTCTAACTGTACCAAACCCTGCTGTCATACTATCTAAAGTTTTACCTGTATATTTTGTGTGAAAGACTATCCCCATTCTGGCACTTGATATTCTTTTACCAATATTACTATCTGCTGGAACAGCATATGTAATTGTATTTGGTGTAAATGAAATCATACTCTCACCATCTATATTAATTGATTTTAAATCTGATTGTGCGTATAAAAAGTCACCTTGTAATACATCTTTAATACCTAAACGACCAAGTTCTCTTAATGCGATAGACAACTTATCCGCTAAATCACCAGAGTGATTTTTTCTTATATCGCCTGTTGTGTAATTGACTTTTGGGTTTTTGTTGAATACAGCTTTTGTACCTACAAAGAATTTACCATTTTCTGGATTGATACCACAGATGATCGCTGGTGCGCCATCCCATTTAACAGTCATATTGACTTTGGCTCGTGAAGAACCAGCCAACATATCTCTTACCGACTTTAGAAAATTGATTGCATTTTCACCTCCCTTTGATCCATCGTTGATGATCGAATCTTCAAGGTGCTCTAAATGTACATTTCTATCTTTTGTTAAAAATCCTTTAAAACTAAACATTTCTCTCTCATTAATTCCATAAACAAATACACTTTTCCCATATAAATCAATTGTTAATATTTATATTATATACTATTTATGTAAGAAAGTCAAGGGTTATTTTATAAAGAAATATAAAGAAATTTTGGGATACCACCCTCTAAATTCCATGTTTTATTCTTATTTTGAAACTTTACTAGTTTATGAGCGTCTTCTTCAAAGAAAAATTCGGCGATAACTACTTTTTTTGGATACTCTAATACTTGCCAGATTATATCACCGTTCTTCTTTTTCATTCTTTTACGGTAATGTAAATCGTCAAGTGTTTGATTCCCTGGTCGTTTATCGCCTTTATGAAATCTAACTTTTTGTTTCTTCGCCATTAAATAATTTTCATATCCCAACTAATTATTCTTTTTACTTTTGCTGACTTACTTGGTTCAGTAAAGTGTCTAACAAACTTTGGTATGATAACTATATCACCTTCATTTACTTGAAGTGGATAGTAAATGGTTCTATCACTATACCAATCGTTCCAAGGTTGTATGTATTGAGTTACGCCGGCTTTCTTATCCATATTTAAATATAAAATACCAGTTAATCCTGTTCCACCATGATTGTGTGGTGTATGATACTCGCCTCTTTTATAAGCAACTGACCATATGTCTTCAATCTGAATGTCTTTTTTAAGTTTTTGTGATAACATACCCAATTCTTCACCACAAATACTATTAAACGCTTCAGGAAATCCACTTCTATCACTTTGTCTATTAGTTGCGAAAGTTTGCATTCCGTGTCTTTTTTCAGGAAAAGATTTACACAGTTTTTCTAACTCTTTTTTCTTTTGTGAAAAGTTAAGAGTTGGAATAGACCACATTGGTATTGTAAATAAATTACTTTCAATCATTAGTTTATCTCCTCACTTTTTGGTTTTTCTTTATAATCCAAACCTAGTTTTTCCATAACAGTGTTAAAGTCTTCTTCTATGTGCCAAAAGTTTTCTTTTGACCAAAGTGCAACTTTATCTTTTGCTGTTAAATCTTTATAAACGCTTACAATATTATCTATATTGATTACTATTTCTCTACCTTCAAAAGGTGCGTTTGCGTTTGTAAATACTACAAATTTTGCCATCTTATCTCCTATAATTTAAAATCAGAAAACTTATCATAACTTTGTTCAGGAGTTGGATAATTTTCTTTTTCTTTTGTTTGGTTACTATCTACTATATTCTGCG